TGCCAATCACTATTAAATTAGTTGATGCCCTTAACACCTATGTTAAGTGTGATTCTCCTTTTTAAATTATTAAAAAGTATTATTTTTACATATGAGCCATGAAGAAATTGTTTAATTATTATATGACGGTTCTTAGAAAACTTTCACGGGTCGCTTCGGCCAAAGAAAAGAAGGGAACATATGTATTTTCAAATAAGCTTAAAGCTGCTGCCTCTCGGATTAATGTTCCGCAAGAATTTGTACCTTACAAAAATTATATTGAAGAAAACACTGGTAAGAAATTCACTTCAGACGTAAAATTTACAGCTGATGAAGTTCGAAGTGTTGACAAAGATATTATTAAGTCTTTTTCTAAGCCTAACTTTGATTTTTCAAAACTCAATTTGGAATTTCTTTTTAAGGCTGCTGAACAAGCCAATAAAGATTTACACTTTGACACTTTTAGTGGAGAAGTTTCTATTTCTTTAGAAGGTGCTGCTAACGCTTTGCCATCTAATACTAGTTCTGGTTATCCTATTTTTAAAAGGAAAGATAACTATGTATCTAGAAAGGACGCCATAGATTGGTCTCAGGATTTTATAGATAAACCCTCTATAGATAAAATTTTCTTTCAGCCTACTTCTGTTTTTCACAGATTTCAGTACAAGATTGAAAATACTAAGGGCGGAGGTTATAATATCTTTAAGAAAATAAGACCAGTTTGGGGTGTTTCTTTTCGCGTATTGCTATTTGAGTCATTCTTGTTTAGAAATTTAGTAGATCATTATTCTAACAAGTGTGCTCTAGACCAATATCCTAGAAGTGCTACAGGTAAAACAAAGTTTGAAATTTCTCAAACTATTATTGAACCTATGCGTTCTCACAAACAGGATATTGTTTTGACAGACTACACACTATTTGACTCAACAGTTCCTTCATTTATGTGGGCACTGTTTTATGCATCTGTTACTCCTATTCTCTTACGAGATACAAGTATCAGACAGGTTCACCTAAACTTAATGCTAGGATTTCACTGTTTTACTCCTTATTGTTGGAACTCAACTAAGCTCTGCTTTCAGAGAAAGGGTGTTCCAAGCGGGTGTTTAATTACATCTATGTTCAATACTTGGGTTAATAGAGTTATCATTAACTATGCATTTCTAGAATCTACGAGCGGTTTACATACTGCACTCAACCGAGCTGTTTGCCTTGGAGACGATTTAATGTTTTCAAGCGAGCACTGTTCTTTCTCACATTTCCTTAACGTTACACAGCGTTTTGGTATGGTCATTAGACCCGAAAAGTGTGAGATTGTTAGATACAATTCTGTATTTCAGTTTCTCGGATACTTCTGGGACGATCAAAATCGTCCATTTCAGCAGCAAGAGTGGTATATTGCCCACCTAATTATGCCCTCTAGGTTCTATCGAGACTATCCATTTCCGATTTCAGTCTTACAGACTTATAGAGGAATAACTGTATGCATGTCTTTGTATAAGGGCATGAAAATGTTTCATAGACTTATAGGGACTAAAGATTTTGTCTATAATGAGCTTTATCAAAAGTATATTAACGGCGAAGATCCCATAATTTCCTATGTAGGTGAAGACCAGCGGTATTATGATTTGAGGATACCTATGTCAGTTATATTCAAC